ATCGAAAGAACCCGACGAACCTACGACGCGAACAGTACGCGGAGTGTCCCAAAACTGAATAGCGAAGGAAATTGCGTGCTTCGCCATTTTCTCAATTCCAGCCTCAATGGCTGCAATCGTGTGAGAAAGTTTGGAATCGTCCTGCTCCTGTAGATAATTAATGGCTGTTGCAGCCGTAACACCACTAGGAGCACCACCACGGGAAACTTCATGCTGACCAGAGATATCGTCAAACTCCATATTCAGTCTATCCAACTCCTGAAGGACATAATTCGGGAGAGGCTGCAACTGTAACGGAGTAGGCGGTGCGAATCCGGGCCTATAAAAGATAATCTGTCCTGGCTCGGTCGTCATCTTAGACGCATCAATCGAACCAACAGGAGCCATTAACTGAGGCTTAGCCATTCGATTCTTGGCCTCGATGATTTGGGCTCGGGTTCGGTTGTATTCCCTCTGGACGGAAATTAAGTCGGTAATCGTGGACTCAGAGTAAAACTGACCCTTGGGAATGTGAGTTAACTTGACGAAAGGATACTGCTTGTGCTCGTACGGCCACCCGTTATACGCCTGTAGAAGTCGGTCGCCAGCGACGGTAAACATAGCCCCATTTGGGAACATCTTCACAGTACCAGGCTTAATCCACACTTCGTAGACTAATACTCCATCCTTGACATTCTTATCCTGTCCAGAAAGGTCAAGTGTTGCCGCACTAAGAATATCGTCTGTGCCCTTAACGTTCGGGGTAATTTCCTTACCCTGTAGCGCAGCGGCATAGGTGATATTGAGTTGTGCAGCGTCACGAACGGAGACGTGAATAACAAAAGGCTGCTTCTCAATATCCTCGATGCGGAAGTCAGGGACAAAAACGTGGAACGGAGTCTCTGCTGTAATGCAAATATCACCCATCGTTCCATCAATTTCGTCAACCGCTGCGTCGTCCCAATAAATTTTCATGAAACCAGTACCTGTGATAAGCGTCCAGAAGATCGCTTCACGGAGAGTACGATCAATGCGCTTAGCAGAGTACATGCTTTCCCAAATTTGCTCTGCTGCCTGGGCTGCGAATAAATCAGCCTCATCAGCAGATGCAGGGACAACTTCAGCGGTAGGCTTCTGCGCAGTACACTTAGCAATTTCAGTACGGATAATGGGACGGATTCGATTAAAGACAGGACGCGCTCGCCAGTACGGAGCATTCGGAGTTGCTAATCTAATTTCAGGCATTCCAGGAACGTTGGTAAGAACAGAATACTGCTTACCGTAGTAGAATGCTAAGTTAAGCCGCCACTGTGCGTCAACACGGGTGCGAGCAGACTTAATCTTCGTGTACTGCTCGTTAGTCCACTGAACGATTTTGTTAATCTGATCCTTCGGCAGCGTACTGATATCAATAGGCTGCAACTGCTGAGCCTTATTTACGGCGTCAATTTGTGAAGGATTATAATTCGTCGATACGGACGTGGACGTTTCCGGCGTCATAGTTGTCATTGTCAGGAATCACCTCCCCTAATCCGTGGATTTCTACCCATCGGGCTAACTCATGCTCATCATCAACTGCAACAGGCTCAGGAAATTCGGCTGTATCAAATGTCGAGATTGCCGTTAACGCTGAGTAGGTCATCGGATCCCGACTCATCAGCAGATTTAACTGCCTTTGGATTGTTAGATCCCTGTCCTTTACTGTTGACCGTAACTGGCGGTTCTGCGACCACAGTGGAATCATCATCCCCACTGATAATCCAATTACCGGCAGTAAGAACAGTGACAAGTCCATTGATAACCTCCACAGCCGAGTTGAGACGAATCAACTCAGACTTTACAGCCTCGGATTCAGCCTTAATTTCATCCGCAGTCTCAGGAACAATAAAGCCAAGCCCTGTAGCAACTGTGGTAATACAAACGGTACAAAGATACACGACACCGTAGTAGTCAATATCCATACCGAAGTCTACATACTGACGACGATCATTCGGCTCATTAGCACCGGACGCTGCGTATCCACAGCAAGCACACTTCCCAGGTAAAGCGGGAGAGTCTACAAGTTGGAAGCGCCCTGACGGGGCAAATTCCATTTACTTCTTCGCCTTCTTATCCTCGACAGGCTCCTCAGCATCAGGACCAAACTCCTGCGGAGGCGTCTCGACAACATTAAGGACAACACCAGCAATACCGGCAGGATTATCAAAATCGGGCTCACGTCCCTCGACGCGCGCTCGCTCCTCCTCGGCAGCCTTTACCTGTAACTGCACTAAGTCCATTAGTAGTCTCCGTACTCTAGAGGACTTCCATACTGAAAATCCCACATTGTATTTGGATCCGGTACTTTGTGCTTTGCCTGCTCTAATCCCTTGGCTAATAATTCATCATATCGACCCGATGTTGCCGCTACGCCATTAACAGCACGCATATGCAAAGTTTGCGGGTCAAAATTCTGAGAAGCCCCTACAGGGGAAAGATCGGGAAGCATGGTGAAAAAGTACCGAGACGAGTCGCAAGCGTGGTCATCCTTTTTATGGATTTGATCCATGCGGTTGTTGGCGTGCTGCATCTTTTTGGACGCATAAGTTTTCCACCGAAGCCTCTGCATTTCGCCAATGAGGTTCCGACAGTTTTTAGTGATTAGCCAACGTGGACGACCATTCGCGGCTGGCTTCAGATAAGAATTAACGCGGTTGACGCCACTAAGGACGTCATTGTTACCAGGAATAAAAGGGATACCATAGTCCATGTATTCCTGCTGGATAGATGTACCAGTGACGCCGTTGCGCTGCGCAATTGCGGGATCAGCAACATACAAATCAGGAATGCGACCAAGAGTAGCATTGCGCTGGTGAATAACGGCAGCGTGATAGTCAACTGTCTTTTCCCTCTCGTAGTGTTCTGCGAATGTTACTACCTGACCATCGGGAGAAACAGCGTGCCACAAAACTGCTGTGGGATTGTTAAATCCGTGGTCAAGGGAGCAGTACCATTCCCAGGACGTCGGAGGAACCATTGAGTCAATGACGTGAGTCTTGGTATCAAACTCTTTATGAACAAGACCACCGATACTAACGAATTTTCCCTTAACGCGAGCAATTCGATCTTCCTCAGAAAGACCGCTCATGAACGAAGAAATCTCGCTCTCAGAGAGATAAGGGTTCTCCGTCATATCAATTTCGATTACGCCGATTTCACTAGACGGGTCATTTTTACCCGGCATGTAAATATCGTCGTAGATCCACGACATACCCTCAACAGGAGTCATTGTCATCCACCAGGAACCACCCGTGTCAATAAGACGCGCACGGTTCTCAGTGAAAATATCCTGCGGTGGCTCCTCGTCAAAATGGATGAAGTTACGGGACGTACCAGCGAATTTATCAACGTCCTGGTCATACGACATATACTCGATAGTGGAACCGTTCTCTAAGGTGAGTGTGCGGAGTTCCTTTGAGTATGCAGTAGACCAAGTGCCACCCTTTAATTCACTGGCTGGCAACCATCGGGCCATTTCGGGGCGCAGAATCTGTTCGATACCGTTGACGAAATCGACGCCGACCACTCGACCACGAACAGGGGGTTCAGGAGTTTGCCTATATGGATGACGCCCCGTAAGCCACCAAATATCTTCGATTGTGCCCCCGGTAGTCTTTCCACTACGGTTACCACCGATGTAAAGACGTCCCCGAGAAGGCTCTGTGTGAAAAATTTCTTGTTTGGCGTGGGGAACGTATCCGTGAATATTAGGACGAACAGCCTGAAGTCTAACCTGTGCGCTGAGTTTCTGTAGAAAGTCGCTACTACTGAGCGACGGTTTCTTTCCTGCCATGATATTATGCTACCTCGTCCAGCGTCATAAAAGAACCAGCAAGCATTGTTGCAGTACCGGCTGTTGAGGGTGTAAAATCGTAGACGAGGTTACCGTCTGCGGATGGAATAATGAACCCTTCGAGAGTCAATTCCAACTGCGTAGTAACGCCGGCTACAGGGGGAATAATGGTCTGCGGTGAGGCAGGTAATACTGCAACTGAACCTGTCCTAGCAATAGCGGTCGCATTGGTAAATGTTACGGACTGGACTGATCCGGCAGTTAATGTCGGATAGGCTAGCCGTGACTCAAATGCAACCGTGGTAGCAGACACAGTGTAGTAAATGACGTACTTAAATCGGTACGTCCTACCAGATTTAACAGCCTGTGACGCAAACCCTGTAGGCACTACGAAAGTACCAGTTGTTGCAGCAGCAGAGTTTGTAGTACAGCGCTGAAACACTGTGCCAGGAATTCGCCTAGCATTAGACGCAACACCGGCTGAAAAGAATGCTCCTGCTGACGTAGCATACATATCACCAGCAGCAGGAGTAGTCTTAGCAGTACCAGAAGGCATGTTTAATGATGCAATCGACGCAGTACATGCAGCCAGAGCAGCCACAATACCAGAGAGTGTGAATCCACCATTAAATGTCTTTGCACCAGTTAATGTCTCAGTACCTGCTAAGTGACAGACTAGAGTATCAGTAGCCTTAGCTGCTAGGTCAGTTACTAGGTTAGCAACATCAGCCTCGGTAATTGCTAGCATTGTCTTGACCTGAGCAGTTGTCAGATCAGCAGCGTTAGCAGTACCAGCCGTGTTATTACCCTTGATGGTATTAGCACCCATCTGAGCAGCGAGAGCATTAGTGATACCATTAGCAATAAGTGAGATTGTACGGTCGGCTGATAAATCACCACCACCCTGAACAGGTGACGTAGTATTAATTAGCCTAGTAGCAATAGCCTTGGCTGCTAAGTCAGTAACTAAACCAGTTACCTGAGACTCAGCAATTCCAGTGAGGTTTGCTACGACAACATCAATTGTCGGATCACCGGCCACACCGTCAGGATTAGAAACACTGATCTTAGTAGAACCAGCAGCGATGTTTCTATTGATAGAAGTGTTAAGTGCAGTACGAACCATGACACCATTTGCGCCAGGATCATTAACTCCACCACCGCCACCACCACCTGTAACCCACGCAACATCGTAATCAGTAGCGGAGTTTTTAGTTAGTGCTTGACCAGCAGTACCACCAGCAGGAACAGCAACAATTTTCGTACTACTAATTCCATCGTGCGTGTGAGCACCAGGAGACGCCTGATTTGGCTTAGAACCTAGCGTGTGATGATGAGAATAAACCGCAGCATCAACATCGTCTTTAGCGTGAAATTTTCTTACCTGCGCTGCGTCAACTACTGATTGCTTTTCTGCATCAGCCATTACGCAGTCAACTCCGAGTTAAACTCAATCCATGCCCCAATAGTATTGAGGAATGCTAAACATCCCTGTCCAGCCACTAGACCAACAACTGTAGCATTAACTAGAGCACCATCAACGTTACCAAATCCGAGGTTAGTTGACGTAGCCGTACTTGCAGCCGATGATGCTGCGTTAATAGTAATATGCGTGTTACCTGAAATTGCAGAGGATATAGGAGCAATACGCATAGTTACAGGGAAGTGAACGTGGATATCTGCGTTTGTCGCAGTAGACAAACGTCCAGACCCGAAGTAAGTAGTACCATTTACGGCTGTAAGCCTGTAGTAATAACGCTCACACCAAGCGAGAGTTTGCTGAACGCTAGGCCGCTCAATGTCAGTGGCTACAGGCCCTAGTTCGATTACTAAGTCTTCGACCTGTAACGTACCTGTGGCACCATTTGTAGCGTTAAAGGCGCGGAATAACTGAATCTCTAAACAGTCATCGCCAGCGGAACCAAGCGTCTTACCAGCGATGCTAGGAACAGTGAATGTAGCGGTAAACCTAGTGCGTGCCGTCGTAGCAGTTTGCGTACCACCCTGAGCAGTAGGACCAACATCAGCCGAACCACCAGTAGTACCAAAGAATTGCCGACTACGGAATTGGAAGTCAATGGATCCAGCAGAAGCAGTTAAGTATGCACTAACAGTTACCTGCTGGCCTGCAAAACTCTGAACACCTTCGATTTTCTGCTGGAAGGTAGAATCAGTGGTTCCTGCAACAGAACGGTTCCAATCACAACGATACTTAGCCTGACCAGCAACAGCACCTAGAGTATTAGCAGTCCTAGTAAAGATATTGGTGGCACCAGTACCCGAAGTAGCCTGCCAACGATCCGCAGTATATCCGATAACACCACCAGTATTAGTAACAGGAGTACCACGCTGCCAGATATCAAAAGAACCATTAATAAATCGGTTCTTCATCGACGAAGTAAACGTTGGGTTTAGAACACCGTTCCACGTATTCGTGGCGTCAAACGTTTTATTCTGGACAGTCTCAGTGGTGTCTAGGAGAACCCACTTCTTCCAGGCGGCACCGTTGTAGAAGTAAACGAATCCAGTGTCAGTCTCGTAAATAGTCTGACCCTGGAACGGCGAAGCCGGTCGCGCGCCTGATGTACAAATAGTAAATGGTAACAAGGATTCGATCTTGTCCATGTTATCATTAATGGCTGACTGAACCGAAACTGCTTCACCAACAGTTGCTGGCCGGTATAACTTCAGTTTCGCTGTGCTTGTTCCCATACCGCTCTCTTTTCCCGCTGCGTATGATTACAGAAGTTGCGCTGCGATTACTTCTCCCGCTACAGGGGGTGCTGCGCTATGAATGGCGAGTGCTCCAATATCCTGAGCGATCGCGTCAAGAACAGCGGGATCTTTCACCCGAGTTGTGATAATCTCGAAGATTCTAGTAAGAAGCGCTTCGGGATTAAACTGATTGGCAGCGGCAGGATTATGCCGGCCTGTGATTTCGTAATAGAGTTTAAGTGACTGAGTATCTCCACGCTCGACATTTTTGAGGAGAGCGGTGTGAGCCTCATGCATCGTATCCGGCAGTAACTTCTCGGCCCTAGCAGTAACGTAAGCGTTAAACTTCGGGTTTGCGAGGAATGCGTTGTACTGCTGTGTACTAATCCCCAGGCCAAGAAGTTTCTCTCGCTTACTGCGTCGGTCCGAGAAGTCCAGAAGAACGTTTGCGCAAGCCAGCATTTCCGGGGAAAGTCCGTTGCTGGTAACAGAAATGCCACGTCGTTCCAGCATCGCAACAAGTTGCGGCTCGCTGAGCCATTCCTCAACGTCTTTCTCCGTGAGAAACGTCTCCCGCGCTACCACGCGGACGGAGGGAACTTCACCATCAAGTAAATAATGTGACTCAATCG